AATGAACACGCTGCAAGTAAATTTTACTTGTGGATATACAAACGCAGCATCAGTGCCGCTACCAATAAAGCAAGCAATGTATTTGATTATTGGTCATTTATACGAGAATAGACAAACGGTAATGACTGGAACACAAGTTCATGAAGTACCTTATTCAGCAGAGTTTTTATTAGAATCATATAGAAATAATTTTATATTTGCACCATTAGTTTAATATAATGATAGGAGTTTATAAAATAGAATCACCAAGCGGTAAAATATATGTAGGCAGTAGCTTAAATATATTTAATCGTTTTAAGAAATATAAATCTCTTAATTGTAAAAGTCAAACAAGATTATACAATTCATTAGTAAAATATGGAGTAAATAATCATTCTTTTTCTATTTTAATTGAATGTGACAAAGAAGAACTATATGAATACGAGCATTTATACTCGAATTATTATAATGTTTTAGGTTCTAAAGGTTTAAATTGTGTAATTGTAGGATATAAAGAAATAAAATCTATAAGAAGCAAAGAAACAATTGAAAAGCATAGAAAAGCCATAACAGGTAGATTTTTAACTGAAGAACAAAAAATTAGCAAAAGAAATTATAGACATACAACATTGGCAAAACAAAAAATTTCTGCAGCTATGTCAAATAGAAAAGTTAGTGATTTGACAAAAAATAAACTTAGTTTATTGCCAAGAAAACTTGTTTTAAATTTAGAAAGTGGAGTTTTTTATGATAGCAGTAAAGAAGCTGGATATGCTCATAAAATATGTGCTGGAAATTTATCAAGTATGCTTAATGGTAAAAGAAATAATAAAACAAGTTTAAAGTACGTCTAAAAATAAATATATAAAGATATGTTAAGTTTAATTGGAAAAAAAGTAGTAAACGTAACGCCAAGCGATACGGACGGTTGGTTCATTATACATTGGAACGGGTGGAAACGTAGTTGTTTTGCCTTGGTACAATGGCGACACCAATAGCGCACAAACTACTGGCGTTTTAGGTGCAAAAATATTTAGAAATGTGCCAGATGGTACTTTTTTACCTATTGGATGTACTAAGGTATATGCAACAGGAACAACTGCAAGCAACATTCTTGCAATTATAGAATAGTAACAAATTAAAATAATAAATATATGCCAAGTTCAGGACCTATGAATGGAACAGCCGTTGTGCTGAAAATAAACGGTACTACCGTTGCAAAACTAAAGTCAAACACTATGAACTTTAGCCGTGCGTTAATCGATGTGAGTAACAAAGATTCAGGCGGTTGGAAGCAATCAATTTATGGTCAAGGTTCAGGTACTTTTGACTTTGAAGGTGTATTTGATGAAGCTGGAAATTGGGGATTCACCCAAGCATTTGCTGCATTGAGCGCAAAAACTAATTTGACTGCTCGTTGGGCTGCTGCTGCTGGTGACATTTACTACGAAGCTACTTGCCAAATCACATCATTGAGTGAAAGCGCACCAATGGAAGATGCTGTAACCTTTACAGGTTCATTAGAAATGACTGGCGCACCTACAACAGGACTTATTTAATGAGTATTAACTTTGGCAAATACGACCAAAGAGTCGAAATATTGAATTACACTCAGACTCGCTCCAGTGATGGTGGCGAGTTGAGGGTGTATTCTGTACTCTATACGTTATGGGCTAAAGTTACACCAGTTGGCGGGTCAGAAACGCAACAAAGTGAAGAGAAAGTAGCAAACATTATAATTGATGTAGATGTAAGGGCGACAGGTTTAACGCTAAATGAAACAATGCGTATGACTTGGCGTGGCAAAACTTTTAACATCACATCAATTGATGAGTTTGGTTCAAGATTAAACGAAGGTTACAAAATAAGAGGAACAGCGAAAGACAATGATTAGTATGAAAATACAAGGGATGGATAAAACCATTCAAATGTTGTCAAGAACTGAATGGCTTAATCCTACCGATATTGATAAGGTTGTAAGAAATGCAGCCCAACCAATGGTAAATGCAATAAAAGCGGGATATGATGCTAAACACACCAAAACAGGCGCATTAAGAGATTCAGTAATGGCGTTTAGGCGTAATAGAAAAAAAGGTGAGCCATATTTTACTTATTTTGTTGGTCCAAGATATACGGGTGGAAGATATAGTTTATTCTCTTATGGTGGTAATGCTGCTCACTTGTTAGAATTTGGAACAGTTGAAAGATTTAGAGCTAATACTGCTTTGGGTGGAGTTGGTAAGAAATTAAAAGGCAAATCTACGGGTATAAAAGGCGTTTATGGTGCTAAAATTAAAACAGGCAAGGTAAATCCATATGGAGTAATAAGAAAAGCCGTAGATTCGACAAAAGAGCAATGCGTTCAAATAATGAGCAGCGGAATAAACGAATTGATTAGAAAACAAGCAAAAGCGGAAGGTTTAGAAGTAGCATGAGCGTAGATAGTATCATATTTGGAATATTAAGCGGAAATAGTGCAGTTACGGGTGTTGTTGGAACTAAAATTTATCCAAGCCAAGCACCTCAAACTACTCAATTTCCTTTTGTTGTGTTTGAAACAATTTCAACAATGCCAAACAATACCAAGTCTGGAGTAAGTGAAATGGATAGGTATAGAATTCAAGTTACTACTTTAGCCAAAGAAAACAACCAAGCTAATGATATTGCAGATAAAATAAGGACTGCATTAGATTATTATAAGAGTGTTAATGTTCAGTTAATAAGTTTTCAGTCACAAAATAGTGCATTTGATAACATAAGTGGACAAGATGGTATATTTTTGAAGTATCAAGATTATTTTTTAACATTAAGTAGATAAAACATGAAAATCACAATTAACAACAACGAGCATGAGTTTAAATTTAGTTTTTTAGCTATCAGAGAACTTGAAAAAGTTACGGGCAAAAAATTAAACGAGGTATTGACAGAAATGGCAGAAATTTCTAACAATGGTTTAGATTTCGGAATTGTATTAGACATTGCGTATTGCGGATTAAAGTTCACAAGTAGCCCTAAGACAATTGAAGAGGTTGGCGAGTTGTTAGACAATGGTAACAGAAAAGATTTGGAAGCCATTTTAACGGGTTTTATGGAAGGTATTAATAAATACTTACAAGTAGACCCAAACTTGAACAGCCAAACATCTTAGACTATTGGGAGTGTTTGGCTTTATCGTGGGGTTGGAGTTATGACCGAATTTACACATCAGATTTGCGAGAATTTTCGATGTGTTTTCAAGGTTATAAAATAACAGAATTTGAACGAACTAAAATACTTTATGAAGTTGCGAGATATAACGCTTCAAGAGTTTTAACCGTTCATAAAAAGAAAGGGTCAATTCCTGCGGATTGGTGGAGTTTCAATTGGGACCCAAAACCAAAAACCAAAGAGGATTGGCTAAAAGAAAATAAACAATTTATAGAAACTTGGGATAAGTTAAGCAAGGCGAAATGAGTGAAAAAATAAACGTACTTATTGGGGCAAATATTGAAGGCTTAAAGACCGCTTTAGCTGAATCTGGTAAGAGTTTATCTGATTTTGGAACACTTGCACAACAAGCACCCAAAAGAGCCAAAACTGCCGTTGATGAATTAAATGCAACTTATAGGCAAGCAGTAAAAGATGCTAAAAACTTAGCATTAATGCAAGGCGAAACAAGTGAGGCATTTTATGAGGCTCAATTAAGGGCTAGAAATTTAAAATCTGAAATTGAAGGTTTAAATCAAGTTGTTGGACAAACAGGTCAAATTGCTGGTGGTAGTGGTGGTCTTCAACAAGCTGTAAGAGGGTTTGATGGATTAGGAAATTCTGTTAATCAATTAACAAGGGAATTGCCAGCGTTTACCTATTCAATGCAAACTGGTTTTATGGCTCTTTCAAATAATATTCCAATCTTTGTAGAGCAAATAAACAATATTAAAAGAGCAAACGAAGGTTTAGTTGCATCAGGTCAGCCAGTAAAATCTGTATTTTCTCAATTAGGTGCGGCTTTATTTTCTTGGAATACAGCAATAAGTTTAGGTATTACTATTTTAACTGTATATGGGGAAAAATTAGTTAATTTTTTTATAGGCGCAAAAAAGTCTAAAGAAGAATTGCAGCAAATGGCAAATGCTCAGCAATCATTAAATGACAAGATTCGTGAGTATTTAATGACTGACCAAGAAAAAGCATTAGATGCCGAAGCTAAAGCCTATAAAGAAGTTACAGATGGTATTAAAGCAAGAATTAAACAAACCGTAATCTTAAAAGATGAATACGGCAGAACTGCTGATAAGATAAAAGGTTTAACTCTTCAAGAAATTTTTGATAATGATAAAGCTAAAAAAGATTTAGAAATAGCTGAACTCAGATACCAAGAAAGAATAAAAGAAATTAGAGAAACTAATTTAAACAATATAAAGCAAAATAATGATTATGAAGTTCAAATACATAATCAAAAACTTGACAAAATGCTTGCTAAATTGGCTGAATTTAAGCGTTTTTATAATGAACTTTCAGCAGCGGGAAGACCAAACGAAACTGGCGACCCAAATCTTGTTCCAGATGCTTTAAAAGAAGAAGAAGAATTGCCATTTTTTCCAAGCAAAGAAGCAATGGAGTCAAGGGCTAATCAACATGACCAATTTTTAACCCAAATGGAGCAAAGGGCAACTGAACACGCAAATAGAATGCAAGTTGTTAATGATATATTAGCATCTTCATTTCACATGGTCGGTAATGCGCTTGGAGATGCTTTTGCAACTGGTGATTATGGTGGAGGTGCATTAAAATTATTAGCAGATTTTATGGCATTAGTTGGTAGTGCAGCTATTGCAGTTGGTACGGCTTATACAGCTATGGGATTTACAGCATTTCAAGGAGGAGTAGCAATTGCAGCTGGTATTGCTTTAATTGCAGCGTCAAGAGTTGTTGGTGCTAAAGCTGGCGGTGGCGGTGGTAGTACAAATGCAAATACTGGTTCAGGAACAAGCGGTGGCGGTGGAAATATTCCATCATTCAACCCAACAGGAATGAGAATCAGTATTGATGGACTTGTAAGGGTTAATTACCCATCTACGGGCGTAGTGCAAAATATTGAGTTATTTGGCGAAGGATTTGAAATTGACTACCAACAGCAAAGTGATGAAAGATTTGCGCCAATTAAAGGTAGTGATTGTAAGCTAAATTGCGTAATTACCGACAATCAAACAGGTATAAATCTATTAAATTGGATTAACACTACTATAAACGCAACAAAAGAAGATCAATACTTTTTAAACATCAAAAGAAATAATGATAGATTTTGGTATGGCGTAATTTTATCGGACTTAAACACAAGGGAAGATGAAAGCAGACCATTTCAATATGTTTTAACGGCTACGGATGGGTTAAAAAGGTTAGAAACTAAGCCATTTCCATATATTGATATTGACCCAGACTATTATACATTTGGTCGCACAAGATTTACTGATTTAATATGGAATATTTTAAAATTTACTCCATTATATCTTACTGATTCAACCGTTTTATTTAGCACGGCAGTAAATTGGTATGAAGATGGAATGGGCGATGTAGAAAGCTACAAAGACCCATTATTATATTCTGCTACTGGCGCTGTTATATTTTCAGCAAAGCAAGAAAACGAAGAAAATCAACCTTTAAGTTGCTACAAAGCATTAGAAACTATTTGTGAGCAATGGGGAATGAGGGTGATGCTTAGTGATGGCTACTTTAGATTCTACCAAGTAAACGCTTATGAAGATGAAGGTACAACTAAGTATGAAAGGCTATATGAGCGCACCTCAGGCGGATTTAGTGCAGATACAACCTTTACAGGTTATTCGGTAGACGTACTAAATACTAATTTCCCATACGTAGAAGCTGGCGGTCAATTCCAATGGTTTGCGCCACTTAAAAACGGATATTTAAAAATGCCATTTGTTCAGCAGAATATGTTGGATGAAACAGATTCATTGCCGCTTGTTTCTAATAGATATACTTATTCGCAAACTATACGAAATGGAATTGTTGGTGGAACAGCAAAACGATTAAACTTAACTGGTGCTATTAATTTAGACATTAGAAGAAAAACTGGTAATTATCCATCAGGCGGAACTTATGGATTAACTTCGGGATATAGAGTAAGAATACAAATTAAATTAAAAATTGGAAGTTATTATTTAAATTATGATTCAATTGCAAGGACAAATTCTTGGAGTACAAATTCAAATTCAAGAGCTAATTTTTATTATAATAATTGCGTTTCTGGATGGCAAATATTAAATTATTCAGTTATAACTCCAGATTTACCATCTGGGTCGTATAATTCGAATGAATTTGAATTAAGAATATTAGATAGATTTGCTGGTGATGGAAATTTATATAATACACATTATATTGTTGTATCGGGTTCTGGAAGTTGGCAAACTGCAACTATTGAACCAAATACAACAGATGGTTTTATTGCTTTACGTTGTATCGGTAGAACATCATTAAAATACAATTCAAGCACTACAAACGAAAACGAAGAATATTTTGAATATATTGGTGGCAATACATCTACACCTGTAAATTCGTATGATGTAGAATTTAATGATGCGTTATTTGGGGAAGTTGGTGACACTTCTTATCCAGGTGAATTGTTTATAAGTTCAGATAATACAACTTATTCGCCAAGTTTAGCTAAATGGAGAATAAACGGAGTAGGAACTGCATTTAACTTTAACATTCTTAGAGTTCGTGAAGTTATGAGCGGGCAGTTCAGACCTTGTTTAAAATACCAAAATTCGATATTAGGTCAATTACTACCACACAATGCAATTGAGTACGCTGGATTCCGTTTAATTTACAATGGCGGTACATTTAGCGCAAAGAGCGATAAGCTAAATGGTGAGTGGTTTGCAGTTTCATTAGATAGACCATCATGGGCGGAGATTCAAGGCGCAGTTGCACAAGCAAATAATGGCGGCGATACTCAATTCCAAAGACAATTTGGTGAGATTGGAAACGATGTTGAATACATAAACGCTTATTTAGAAGATACTGCGGGTGGTGTAAAGGTATATCCTGCGGGTGATAGCATAACGGTTGAATATGTATCGGGAAACTATTTTTGCGACAAACCAAACCAAACTTTCACAATGCCACCCGCTGCGGATATGTTAGTAAACGGCTATTCAAGTGAAATTTACTTTAAAAACATTTGCAGCGGTTCGAGCGACAAAGTTTATATTGAAGCGGCAGCGGGCGAAACAATCGATGGCAGCGAAACATTAGAATTAAAACATTTACATTCAGTTGTAATAATATCAAACGGAAATAATTTATATTTGAAGTCAGCACATAATCCAGCATAAAAATGATAAATATTGGAATTGGAATACCATTTATAAGGCGCAAATCAGGCGCAGCAATAGACGCACAAGCACAAGCGCACTTTGATAGAGTAATAGCAGACGGGGGAGTTGTTCCAAGCGGTTTAAGTGGCGTTAATGCGTTTTTTACCACCGTTAAATCTATTTACGCAACCTCAGATATAACAACGGCTATAAGTGTAGGTTTAGATGCTCAGGTATTAGGTTATAAACTTGGAGCGGGTGCGGGAACTACTTTAGGGCAAGCAGCGCAAAAATTGTATTCTTGTAGCGGTTCAAGTGGGGATGTAGTACAAACAACGGCAGCAAGTCAGCCTTTGCTTTTGGTGCATGAGGGGGCGAATTATTGGTTTGGTAGTGGGGTTACTGGGAACTTTTGTTCAACACCTAATTCTGTGGCTAATAGTAATAACGGGAATAAAGAAATTATCGTTAAATTTTCAACCAATGATACTACTTCTTTTAGCGATATTGTAAGTAAAGATGAAGTCGGTTCAAATCGTGCTTACGCTATTTTATATGACCACTCGAATCAAAGATTTAGTTTAGTATTAACTACTGACCTACAAAGTACAACCGTTGTTAATACTGATTCGGGAACTATATTGAGAAATTATAGTGGTTGGTATAAAGTTACAATGACTTTTAGTGGTGGGGTTTTATCAATTAGAACTTTTGAAAGTTTAGATAATATCACTTATACTCAAGTCGGCTCAACTATCACAAGAAATGGAAATAATTTTATTGGAACTGATGCTATTTTAAATATTGGTTCTCGCTCAACAACTTCAGGTAGTTGTATTGCTAAAATAGATAGAGTAACAATTTCCAACTCAATCGGTGGCGCACCAGTAGTTGACTTCAACCCTAACCAATACAACGCATCTACAAGTCAAACACAATGGACAAGTTCAACTGGTGAGGTTTGGACTATTAATACAGGAACGGCTGCAACGGGGTATAAGGGAGTTTTGGTTGATAGAACGATTGTACAAGGGGATGGAGTGGATGATACTTTAATGAGCGGTACTTTAACGAATTATCAATACATTTCAAGATATATGGCATTAACCCCATATACTATGAACAGCTCAGGCGGTAGACTTATTGCAGGAACAGGAAATGGACATTTATTGTATAATTTTAACACAGGAATTTTAAGAGCCTTTAGTGGTTCGGACTTGGATTATAGCGGAGAAGTAATAAATAGAGTTCAATTATTTACAGCTAATTTTAATTCTTCTTCTTCTACTATTTTAGTAAATAATGCTAATAGCGTTTCGGGTGATACAGGAACTAACATTTCAAGTATTTTAGCTTTATTTAGTAGTGCAAATCCAAATCAATACTCTAATTGTTTAATAAATACAATAATACAAGCAACAAGCGTAAATAATTCAACTCAAAATACTTCAATGTATAACTTACTTAAATCAATAAACAACTCAGCCTTTTAATTATGTTACCAATAGAACCAACACAAATTTACCCTTGCTTTTATGCTTGTAAAAATGAAGCAGAGTTTCAAGATTTAGATACTCAGGCTTGTGAAATGTTAAATTTCCCTGATGCGGGTGCAACTGATTATTGTAACCCGATTATTGATGTAAATGGGGTTTATTATTTTACTGTCAATCCTGAGGTAACTTCTTTATTTACTCAATCTCAATTGGATTCTTGTGTTCAATACGAGGATATTCCAATGCCAACCCCTGAGCCAATAGCATAATGAAAGAGAAATACACCATTTATTTAGTCACGGGTCTAATAGCTTATCTTTCGCCAATACTCGCAAGTTTATTGTTTGTTGGCGGGTTAGTAATGTTCGATTGGATTACGGGAGTAATTAAAGCACATAAATTAGGCGAGATTAGTAGTAGAAAAATGATAAAGAAATTCTACACGGGAACTTCTTATTTAGTTGCAATCGCTGCCGTTCGTTTATGTGAGGTGTATTTTGGTGATGAGATACCATTGGTTAAGCCTGTAATTGCTATGATAGCTTTAAGCGAGTTACAATCTATGCGAGAAAATATCCAAGCGATTACAGGTGTTGATTTATTAAAGAATTTATTTAACGTGCTTCAAAGAAAAGCAGAATCATGAGAAAGATTGATTGGTTAGTAGTTCATTGCACGGCTGGTCCACAAGACCAAAAAACAACCGATATTAAACACTATTGGGCTAAGGTGCTTGGTTGGAAGTCTTATGGCTACCACTACTTAATCAATAAAGATGGAAGTGTTGAGAATATAACCGACATATCTAAACCAACTAATGGCGTAAAGGGTTTTAACGCTAATTCTATTCACATTTGTTATAAGGGTGGTATGAATGGCAAGGACACACGCACAAACGAGCAGAAAGCATCATTAGAAAGGGTTTTAAAATTATTAAAGGTGCAATTCCCACAAGCTAAGATTAGAGGACATCGGGACTTTTCACCCGACAAGAATAGGGATGGCAAAATAACACCTAACGAGTGGATTAAATTGTGTCCTTGTTTTGATTGCATACACGAATATAAACATCTATGATTTACCTACTCCTACTTATTACAATAGCTTCAAATGCGGTTATGGATGCCATAATGAGCAATGATTCATTTGCAAGCTATGGTATTTGGTTTAGTCGTGATGGGTGGAAGATTAAACACGCCTTTGCAGATTGGATGGCTCAGTTTATTCCTGAGTGGTTAGCCGTTTTATTAGCGGGAACGATTTTAGTAATGTTTACCGAGTTGTATAAGTTTGCCAAAATGATTATGATTCTTTCTTTTTTAGCAGCGATATTTGGCTTTACTTGGTACACGATTTTATTTTACATTATTTGGGGCGGTTTGTTTTCTATTTACTACACATTAATAAGGTAGTATGGAAGAAGAATTATTTTACGAAGATTACGACACAAGGGCGGAGATAATTAGTCAGTGCTATTCTGCTTTGACTGCGATTGAATATGTAGACCCATACGACAAAAAAGGTCAGGAGCAAAAGAACAGAATAAAGCGAAAAGCATTAGAGGTAATAGATTATTACATTTCGGAAATTCACGCAGAAATATTTGACGAAGATGAAAATTAACAAAGCTAAATTAGCCGAAGAGGTTCTATTAGAAAACCCTAAAATCACGGCAAATCGTACACTTGCAAAGATATTGAAAAACAAATATCCAGTCATTTTCAAGGACATTGAAGAAGCAAGGAATAGAATCAGATTTGTTCAAGGCAAAATGGGAAATTCTCCTAGTCACATTCGCAAGTTTGCAACACCTATCTTTTTAGAGAAACTAAACGCTGAACGTGCCAAGTACGATTTGGACTTTAGGACACAAGAAGATAAAACTCCCTATGTATTTGGAAGCAACCATAACAAAGCATTAGTCATTGGCGATTTACACTACCCATACACGGATATAGAATCGTTAACTTTAGCCTTAGAATATGGCTTTAATGAGAAAGTAGACTGCATTATAATCAATGGCGATAATTTAGACTTTAGCACTATTTCACGTTTTATAAGTAAGCCAAACGAAATGCGAGTAATGGAGCAGATTGAAGGCGTTAAGAACTTATTAGCGTGGATGCAAAAGGTAATGGATGTGAAGATAGTATTTCACGCTGGTAACCACGATAAACGAATTGAGGACTATGTACTAAGGCAAGCACCTGAGTTGTATAGCGCAAATAAACTTGAAAAGCTACTAATGCTTGAAGATATGAAGATAGATTACGTTCAAGATTATCGCTATATGAAGTTTGGTTCATTAAACATAGCACACGGACATCATATCGTAAAAGGAATATTCGCACCTGTCAATCCTGCGAGAGGCGTATTTACAAAGACAAACACTTGTACATTGATTTCTCACGTTCATAGAACCTCTGAGCACGTAGAATCCGATATGGATGGCAAAGTATTAGGTTGTTATTCAATTGGCGCAATGACCACTGTAAACCCCGATTATAACCCACAAGTATCTAAACACAATCAAGGCTTTGCAATAGTTACTAAAGACGCTAAAACGGGCGATTTTGAGGTGCATAATAAAAAGATAATTAACCATAAGATTCGATGAACGAAAAGCGCAAACAAGTTGTTATTGACTTAATCAACCTAATGTTTTCAATAGGTAAACATAATGTATGTTATGAAGATGTAGTTGGTAGGCAAGATGCTTGGTATAATGAATACACAATGACTTTAGAGCAGAATCACGAGTGGATTGAACAAGGCGAAAAGTATTTAATGAAGAAACTTAAAATAACTCACGTTCAAGCTAAGAAAGAAATGTTGTGGATTAACTTAATGTGGGGATTGAAGGTAGTTTAATAATATATTTGCACTATGAAAAATTTATACATATTATTAGCCATCACTATTATGGCAAGTTGCTACACAAAGAAACGTGCTATTGAGAAATTTTGCACAAAAGACACTTTAGTAGTAACGCTGCACGATACTATTCGCACCGAAACAATTAAACACGACACGGCATTTGTTTACAAGGGCGATACCATTACAATCACAAAGGATAGGCTGCAAATAAAGTATTACCGAGTAAACGATACTACTTACATAGAAGGAACTTGTATTGGCGACACAATTTATATCACTAAATCGGTAAAAGTTCCTACACTTCAACCTAAACCGCATCCGTTTAAGTGGTGGTGGTTGCTAATGGCTGCACTATTTGGAGCGGTTTTAGTCCTTACTATAAAAAAATAATCGTTTGTTTTTCAGTTAGTTACACAATATATAAATATTTATTTTGCATAGTTAAATAATTATTTTATATTTGTCCTACAATTAACAACGAAATGACAGCAAGAAAATTTGACAAAGTAGAAATTAATCAAACTGTAACTTTTGAAGAAAACGGGATGATTGAAACAGGTGTAGTTTGTAATGTTGAACATAACAAATTTACACTAAGAGCATTAAGAAGTTGGGATAACAATGGTGTAAATTCATTTTATGAAAAACAATTTACCTTTTTTAAAACAGGTACTAAAACACACTCCCACCACACAAATGGAAATGCAATACAAATAACAGGAAATGTGTAAAAAGAACAAAGGGGGACTAACAATCCCCCACTAATTTAAAGACAATGGAAACACTACTAATCTACACTTGCATTACTATTTTGTCGATTGCGTTCTACAATCACGTAGACGCTAACAACAAAGAGGCTAAAGCTAAAAAGGCTAAGAAAGAGAATAAAATCATTTATCTAAAGTAATTGACACGCACGGCAACCGAACGCATACTAGACACTGCTAAGGCAATGCGAACGAACACACAAGATACCTCACAGTGCGTAGGTAAGTTTCAAGGCTTGTTGACGGCTCGGAAAGACGAGCATTTTTTAAAACCAATTTAACAATATGGCAAACGTAACAAAACCAAAAAGAAAAGTAGCTACTACGCTACTCAATGTAGACCTACCAAATAGGCTACAATCGCTACAAATTAGGCGCAACAAAATTAAAGCAGATGCTGAACCAATCGTTTCAATTGCTGACTTACATAATGAGGCTATTGAGATGTTATTAAGAAAGGAGCAATTATGATGTGGCTATTAACATTAAGCGTTCTTATCGCCTTAGTTGTGAGAGAAGCAAGGAAAGAAAAGCAAGAATTTATCAAACGTAACGGAATGACCAGAAATCAACTTTACAGAGCCTGCAAGCATATGAGAGGCGAAAATGGTAAAGTAAGCTATCGGGAGTTATTACAAAACATGAATAACAACTAATGACACGCAAAGAATTAAGAAAGCAGCTACTGACTGCTATTGAAATTACCAAACACTATCGCACAAAATATGGCGAGCAGATTAAAAAGTGCAACTCACCTAAATCAACCGACAAAGACTTTGAAATATTGAGTCATTATAGGCAGAAATGGGATGAGGCAACCGCTAATAATTACAAATACGAAGTTCAACTTTATAACATAGAAAGACAATGCAAACAATCGAAAATCTTAAAAAATATTTAGAATATTTTATCATTGAAAAAGCTAATAATGCAACCGATAGAATAGATATTGAGCAGGCAATAGACCACGCCATAACTTGTGGTCTAAATCACTTAGAAAGCGAAATAGAGGCTATTTGGGTTGTTAGGCAAAAAGAACTTAACGCACAACTTATTGAACACTTTGAACATATTAGGGGACTATGAAAGCATACAAACTAATCGAATCTACGGCAGACGAATTAATTGCCAACGGATGCACAATTGAACGGCACATAATAACCGCAAAGCTAAGGTCAATTATCGCCAGTTATCAGTCTGAACTTTACAACATAGTCAAGCCGATTGAGATTGATACTCATGGTGGTAACGATATTCCACGAGTAACAGATGAACAACTTTAAATAATTATTGCATAATTAAATTAAATAACTATATTTGCACACACAATTAACAACAATTAACATGACTAACGAACAAATTATTTTAGAATTAGTGCGAGAAAACTTGACACTAAAAAGAGATGCGGAAAACTACATTCGCTGGTGGCAGGATGCTAAGAAAAAGGTAGATGAAAAAGAAATCGAAATCTTAGAATTAAAGGAGGCAGCAAATGGAAACTAAAACCCATTTTAAAAAACTGCTTAATCCTATCTATTTGGGCAGCCATGACCTTGAACCAAACAAGGAATATAAGGTTACAATTGACCGCATCCAGCAAGATGTGGAAGTAAT